AACCAACGCAGAAAATGAAAGCATGGTATCTATTTACCGAAGATTTTATAGCAGGTACGCAACACCTTAGTAATGAAGAAGTCGGAATATACATAAGGCTTTTATGCTTCAACTGGAATAAACGCTGTGCAGGTATTCCAAATGATGCTTATAAGCAGTACAGAATAGCTAATTGTTTCACTGATAATGAGAAAACTAGCTGTGACAAAATTATTAGAGAGTTCTTTGTTTTAGTAAATGACCACTACCAAAACGAAAGACAGCTACAAGAATTTCTTTATATTACGAGGAGAATGGAAGCATCTAAAGAAAATGGTAAGTTAGGCGGTAGACCAAAAAAACCTAGCACCGAACCTAAAGCTAACCTAGATAAAACCCCCCTACCCCATACCCCTACCACTACCCCTAAAACAACCCCAGTAAGTTATGCACCTTTATTTTTGAAGTTTTGGGAAAAAATAGCCAATAAAGTCAGCAAGGGAACAGCCGAAAAGAATTACATGAAGCTAGAAGACGAATGGATAGAGAAGCCAGAAGAACTAGCCGATATGTATAATAAATATTATAAATCGGTAGAAGATAAGAAGTTTGCAAAACAACCTGCTTATTGGCTTTCAGCCAAGAAGTATGAAGATGAAAAACCTAAAGCACAAAGTACAGAAAAGGTTGATTTGTACCCCCTTAGACTCAAAGAATACAAAAAGGTCGTAGAAGAAAAAATGTCTAGAAATTATGTTTCACAACAAGCGTTACAACATATTGACGAAGTACAGAGAGCCATTAAAGAGGGCGAGTTTTCTAAAGATGAAGCTGAATTATATCTAGACTTGCGAGGGTGGTTATGAAGAAAATCATCTCTATAAATTATCAAGAAATGTCTGAACAAGCAGTTGCAAGACCACAAAAAGCATTTCGTGAAATGGATGATGTCATAAAAATGGATTGTTTAAACGATGCTATTTACGACTTAGAAGAACTCAGAAAAGATTTGCACGAAAAAATGTATAATCAATACAAGAAAAAAAACAAATGTTAGAGGTCATAACCTTTACCATGTATCTAATTACTATCACAGATATAGAAACGGCTAATGTTAAAGTTCACCGCCTTGTCTTTGACAATTATGAGGAATGTTTAGCATTAGCCACAGCCATTAACCAAGTGCGTGACCCTATAGTCAATAAAAAGAACTGTAGAAGTGTCATTAATTATTATTGGGATTTGCCGTGATACCTTTTCCAGATAAAAAATACAATATCATTTATGCCGACCCTGCTTGGAAATATTGGATGGGTGGTAATAAAAATCAATCAAAACATTATGGTTGTATGACAATAGAGGAAATATCTAATCTAGAGATAAGTAAAATATCAGATGATAATTGCATTTTATTCTTGTGGGTTACGTTTCCAATATTAGATTTAGCTTTCAAAGTTATTCAAGATTGGGGGTTTAAATATTCAACCTGTGGGTTTGTTTGGGTAAAAACAAATAAATCTTTTTCAAAAGACCAAAGTTCTTTTTTTCCAGAAGATAGCTTTAAAAGTTTTTGGGGTTTAGGATATTGGACAAGGTCAAATGTTGAATTGTGCTTAATTGCCAAAAAAGGTAAAATTGAAAGAAAATCAAGGTCAGTTCATCAATTAATATATGAGCCTGTAAGGGAACACTCAAGAAAGCCAGATTGTACGAGAGATAAAATAATTGAGCTATGTGGTGACTTACCACGCATTGAATTATTTGCACGACAGAAACACAAAGGTTGGGATGCGTGGGGTAATGAAATTTAAAAACAGGGAAAAATTGTGGATAAAGACTACGAAAAAATATTTGCACTAAAACCAATCGTTCCAGATACAGGTCAACGAAATACTAGAGTATTTAAAAAGGAAACAGTTGAAAAATGGAAAAAACTTGCGGAAAAACAAAAAAGGCAAAAAAAGAAAAAACTTTAAAAACAAATTATTTATTGTTAAATATTATTCGTGGCATTAGTCGACATAGTTAAGGACTGTTTGTTGTAGCAGTACAATGATTAGTGGTTGAACCTTGAGAAACTATGCCACACCACCTTATTATAGGGTAAAAATAGGATGGCAAGACCAAAGAAGTATAATATAGACACAAAACAGCTTCAAAAGCTTGCTAAATTTGGTTGTACTAATACGGAAATGGCTGATTTCTTTGGGTGTTCACCAGACCTTCTTGAAAAGAGTTATTCGGAATTTCTGACAAAAGGACGTAGTGAGATGAAAATGCGTCTAAGACAACTACAATGGAAGTCGGCTGAAAAGGGCAACGTGACCATGCAAATATTTCTAGGAAAGAATATTTTAGGTCAGCAAGACAAAATAGAAACAAGCGAATTAGATGAACCGCTAGTGTGGTCGGCAGATTAATGCCACTTACAGCACCACAAAAGAAAGTAATCAAAGATGACTCACGTTTTAGGGTGCTTATTACAGGTCGTAGGTTCGGTAAAACATATCTAGCCATAAATGAATTAGCCAAGTTTGCAAGTCAGCCAAATAAAAAGGTCTGGTATGTTGCACCTAGTTATAGACAGGCTAAAGCTATCTGTTGGGGTGTTTTAAAAGAAAAAATGATACAGCATAAATGGGTCAAGAGCATAAACCATAGCGATTTAACTATTACACTCAAGAATAACAGCCAGATAACATTGAGGGGTTCAGATAATGAAAACTCATTAAGGGGTGTTGGCTTACATGGTTTAGTAATGGATGAGTTTGCAGATATCAGCAAAGAAACATGGTATGAGGTTCTTAGACCTACATTGTCAGACACAAAAGGTCATGCGTTGTTCTGTGGTAGTCCTAGAGGGTTTGGAAACTGGTCTTATGAGTTATACAAGATGGGCGAAACCAATAAAGACTGGAAAAGCTTTCAATACACCACACTAGAGGGCGAACAAGTAAGTGAAGACGAGATAGAACAGGCAAAGCAAGACCTAGACCTTAGAACGTTTCAACAAGAATATGAAGCTACTTTTGTTAACTATTCTGGAATGATTTATTACAACTTCAGTAGAGATAAAAACATTGTAGAGAAGTACAACAAAAAGACAGGAATATTGCATATTGGTTTAGACTTCAACGTAGACCCTATGAGTGCGGTTGTTTGTGTCATAGAAAATGATAGAATTTTTATGATAGATGAGATACAAATATATAGTAGCAATACGAATGAAATATGTGATGAGATTAGAACCAGATTTAAGAATGTTCAAATAGTGGTTTACCCAGACCCAAGTGCTAGGCAAAGAAAAACGTCAGCAGGTGGTTTAACTGATTTAGCTATTTTGAAAAATAATGGTTTTGATGTAAGATGTAGAAGTACAGCACCTTTGGTAAGGGATAGGATAAACGCAGTAAATTCTAAGTTAAAGAATGTAAATGGTAAAAATAGTTTATTTATTGTCAAGTCCTGTAAAAATGCGATCAAAAGCATAGAACGTCAAATATATAAGGAAGGTACGCACATTCCCGATAAAGATAGTGGCTACGATCATATGAATGATGCTCTAGGGTACTTAGTAGAGTATAATTTTCCACTTAAAAGGAATTTTGCACCAAGCCAACCTAAAAGGTGGAGTTGATGAACAGGGAAACACTTACAAGCAAACACGATCTTTGGAACGCTAATATATCCAATTGGGAGTTTTATATTCGTAGCTATTTGGGTGGCAATGATTACAAAAACGGCTATTACCTACACCGATACGTTTTAGAGTCACCAGAAGAATATGACGCAAGAATAAGACACACCCCTGTTGATAACCATTGCAAGAATGTCGTTCAGATATACACAAGCTTTTTATGGCGTGTTCCCCCAACAAGAGATTATGGGTCTTTAGATGGCGATGAACAGTTAAGTTCGTTTCTGGTGGATGCTGACTTAGATGGTAGAAACTTCAATACTGTAATGCGTGAAGTACAAATGAACGCTAGTATTTATGGTAATTGTTGGGTGATAGTCGATAAGCCACAGTCAAACGCAAAGACAAGAGCAGAAGAACTAGCACAGGACATTAGACCCTATATCAGTATTTACACCCCAGAAAACGTTGTAAACTGGAATTACAGGCGGTCAGCAAGCGGTCGGTTCTATCTGGATATGCTGATGGTGGTGGAAGATATAAATTTAGATAGAGCAATAATTAAAGTATTTACAGAAGAAACAATAAGCACCTATGAGGTTGAGGATTATTCAGAAGAATACACAGAAGGGGATGCACGATTATTAGAGGAAGTACCAAACCCAATAGGAAAAATCCCTGCGGTCAATGTCTATAATTTAAGGGGTGCTAAAAGACCAATAGGAATTAGTGATCTTGCGGATGTTGCCTATTTACAACAATCTATTTACAACGACTATTCCGAAAAAGAGCAACTTATCAGACTAGCAAACCACCCAAGTCTTGTAAAAACACCTAATGTTGAAGCTAGTGCAGGTGCAGGAGCTATAATAGAGATACCAGAAGACCTAGAAGCAAGTCTTAAGCCTTACATAATACAGCCTAGCGGTCAAAACCTAGATGGAATAATGAAGTGTATTCAAAACAAAGTAGACGCTATTGACAGGATAACACACATGGGTTCAGTAAGGGCAACAGGTACACAAATAGCTAGTGGGATTGCTCTACAAACAGAATTTCAGTTATTGAACGCCAGATTATCAGAAAAAGCCGATTATCTTGAGAACGCAGAAGAACAGATATGGGGTTTGTTTGCTATGTGGCAAGATAAACAGTTTGATGGTTCTATAAACTATCCAGACACATTTGATATAAGGGATTGGGCAAATGATCTTCAATACTTACAAATGGCAAAAGCTAGTGGTATCAAGTCCGAAACATTCAACAAGGAACTAGACAAACAGATAGCACAGGCAGTCATAGACGATAGCGATATGATGCGAACAATAAATGAAGAAATAGACGCGAATAGGACAGTAAGAGGTCAATTTCAAACCACAGAAGTAGAAGGGCAGACAGTTGAAGAAGAAGCGTAAACGTAGGTTAGTTCCGAAAGATAAAAGAACTGGTATTCCTAAAAAATATCTTTCTGGTCTGAAAGGTGCAAAAAGAAGTGCTAGAGCAAGTCTATTGAAACAAGTAAGTGCTTTATATAAAGCAGGTGCAAGAATACCTAGATCATTACTAAGAAGAAGGAACAGGACATAATGGCAGTTAGAAGAAGACCTTTGTCTGCATCAGTTTTGAAAACACTTAGAGCAAAAGCAAAGAAATCAAAATTATTTAATTTAGCAGATTTGAAAGCTAGTTTTCGTAGAGGTCAAGGAGCGTTTCTTGGTGCAGGGTCAAGACCAAAAATACCTATGAACGCTTGGGCGATGGCTAGAGTCAACAAGCTAATAAGCAGGGGTCGTTCTGGTACATTTGATAAAGATATAATCAGAAGAGCATCAAAGAGAAAAAGAAAGTAATGGCGAAGTATAGAGGTAAAGACGTTAAACTAAATAAACCTTTTAGATTAACTACAGAAGAATCTAAGCGTAAAAAGTTTGGGGTTTATGTAAAAAATAAGTCTACTGGTAAAATAAACAAAGTTACATTTGGTGCTAGGGGAATGTCTATAAAAAGAAGCATACCTGCAAGGCAAAGGTCATTCTTAGCTAGAATGGGTGGTGTTTTGAAAGACGTAAAAGGTCAGAAATCATTATCACCTGCTTTCTGGTCTATAAAAGCTTGGAAAAAAGACTTTCCCCTATAATGTCCAGAATATTAGATAAATTAGCCGATCAGCACGAACAGCGTATTATAGACGTACTTTATAGGCTAGAAGAAGACGTAATCAAAGAAGTCACAAGAGCCACAGGCGGTAAACTTGTTTCACAAAGACTAGCTATTCAGTTACAACCTACAATCCGAAACCTTGTGGAAACCACATTCCTAGACGAAGCCGATACGATAATAAATGAAGAATATAACAAGATAGCAAAAGAGGTTTTAGATACGTTTGGAGAAATGCCCATACCTAAGAAGTTCAAAAGCCTAACGGAAGTTGACCTAACAACATTGAACGCACTCAAAACACAGTCCTTTAGTGGCTTTGAAGATATAGCCGAACGATTTTTAAAAGTAATAAATGATGAAGTATACCAAAGCACAATAGCAGGAAGACCATTTGAGGACATGGTAGCTAATATTCGTTCACATATAAATGGAGTGTATAAGAGGTCGAACACCGCAGAAATAAATGAACTGGTAGACTTTATAAACGAAAACAAATTTGATAATTCTAAGAAAGCAGAAATTGAGGAAGCAGTTAGAAAGCTACACACGCAATACGCAAGTGACAGGGCAGGAAATAACCTTAGACGTTACGCAAGTCAGATTGCTCACGATTCAGTAATGCAGTTTCACGGACAGTTTACAGTTGCTAAAGCAAAAGATGCAGGGTTAAAGCATTTTACCTATACAGGAACATTAGTAAGAGATAGTA